GCTGTACCCTGTGGAGTTGATGGCGACGGTGATCGTGTTCGTCGCGGTTCCAACGATTGCCGCGCGCTGGCCGTTGATCTCAGTCATGCCGGAAACGGCGGAGATGTGCACGGTATCGCCGACGAGGAAGGCGTGGGCGGCGCCGAAGTCAATGACGGCCTGCGAGGCTTTGGTAATGCCGATGATGGCCTTGGTCTTGTTGGCGGCGAAGGTGATCTGACCGTTCGTGCTGTCGAGCGTCCATCCGCTGGCAAATGTCACTCCGCTTACGGATACCAGCGCTGTGCCGGATACGGGCTTGTAGATGGTGCGCACCGGCAGGCCTGCGCCACTCGGGGTGCCGCCCTGTCCATAGGCCTTTTGCATCTGGTAGACGCCGGCGCTGATGCGGGAAAGCGTCTGGTCGATGGCTGTCGGCGCCGACCGTCCATCGGTGCGCGTGGTGCAGTCGTCCGGCCAGCGGACGCGGAAACCGGCATAGCGGCCGTGCGCCCGGTCGTAGAGATCGAGCACGCGCTTGATGATGTCGTCGCGAAGGCTGGTGAAGTGGATGACGAAACTGCGCATCGGCAGGTTGTGCACGAGCCGTCTGTACTCCGATCCGCCGGCGGTGCGGGTGATCTGCACCTGGTACGACGACCGCGTCTGTGCGCCGGTGCGCACTTCTTCCGGCATGCGCTCCTCGAGAAACTCAGGCATATCTGGCGGCTCCAGCGACAGTTTGTCCGATGCGCCTTGCGATGTCGCCGGCGGCCTGCCGGAGATCGCCGCCGGACGACCCGGATCCCATGTTGATTACGACGCTGATGCTTTGTCCGCCACCTGGCCGGTTCTGCGCGGCAGGGACGATGCGCTCGCCCTGGTGCACAACGGCGAGCATGTCGCGCGGCACGTAGGGCGTGCCGACGTCGAAGCTGGGCAGCAGGCCGGAAAGGCTTTCAAGAAGCGATCCAACGAGTCCGCTCGATCCGCCTCCGCTGCTTCCGCCACCTTTGCCGAAATCGCCGAACAGGCGGCGGACGAGATCGGCCGCGACGGCTTCGGCGATCATGCGGCGGATCATGTCGCCGAACGATTGCAGCATGCTCTTGGTCCCGTCTGCAAACGGGTCGAACAGGAAATTGGCGAATGACGTTTGCATGTTCTGCGCGGCGTTCTTCGCGAACTCGTCGAGCAGAGTGGATGTGTCTTCGCCTTTCGCTTCCAGACGCTGCATTTCTTCACCAGCTTTCGATGCGGCACGGCCGAAGGTTTCGATGTTGATGGCGCCGGCGTCGAGCAGGGTGACTAGCCGGTCAAGCTCGGCATTGAGGGCTTCGGTCGGCGTGCGAACGGACTCAAAAACCCGCGCGCCCTCGGCGAACAGCTCGAGGCGTTCGCGTTGCGCTTCTGCTTCCTTCTCGGCTTCTGCCCGGGCGGCCTTGATGTTGTCGAGCGTTTCTGCGTAGCCACGGGCGATCGCGAGATTCGCGGCCGATGCGGTCTTGTACTTTCCGTCCGCAATGGCCAGCTCGAGCTTCTCGACTTCGCTCAGTTCCTGCGTCGCGCGGATCTGGTCGCGCAGTTGTTCGACGAGCCTGGTTCCATCGTCGATTGCCTTGGCGGTCCGGCCGCCACCTTTGCCGCTGCCGCCGGAGTTACCGCTGCCGCTGATGAATTTCTTCAGCGCAGCATCGGCAGGCGGTTTCTTTGCTCCTGCATCCGCTTCCTGTTGGCCGCCGGCCTTGTCCTTCCCGAAGCGGCGCAAGGCATCGAGCTGGCCACGCACGCCAGCAATTTCCTTGTCAATATCGCCTGGCTTTCCGAAGACGAGGTTGTTGAGGATGCCGCCGCCCGATTCCTTCGCGTTCTTGGCACGGCGCTCGAGGTTTGCCAGCTGCTCTTCGAGCGTTTTGATCTGCCCGGCCTTGCTCGGGTCGATTTCGCCCAGCGCGAGGTCAAACGGGAGCTTGGCCAGGCCGGCAAGACCGCGAAACACGGCTGCGAGCCCATCGCCCTTTGCTGCGAGCTGCTCGACGCTTTCAGCAGTCCGAGTAAGGGATGGCACCAGCGAGTTGGTCAGTTCGGTAGCGGCGCCAGAGACGCGCGCTTTCAGCAGATCAAGCCGTCCATTCAGCTCTGCCGCGGCCTGCGCCGACTTTTCCGTGACTCCAGATACGTCGCGAAATCTGTTGACCAGATCTCCGATCGACTGGCCGCCTTCGGAGAGTAGCGGCGCCAGGCTGGCCCATGACTTGCCGACTGCCTCTGCCGCAAATGCTGCGCGCATCTGCGGGTCTTCGATCGCTGCGTAGACGTCGGCTAGCTGCTTCAACGCCTCGAGCGGATCCCGGGCGGTGATGCCGACCGCTGCGAACTGCTCGGCGTTCTTGCCGATGTTGACCGACAGCCGGTTGACGGCGGCGGCGACGCCTTCAAGGTCCGTGCCGCTGGTGATGGCGGCGCCCTTGAGCCCAGCGAGCAGGTCGATGCTGATGGCGGTCGATTTGCTGAGGTCGGACAGCGCATCCTGGGCGTCAAGCGCTTCCGTGACCAGCCGGCTGAAGCCCGTGACGACGCTGCCGAGCGCGACACC